GACTAGGTGCTAAAAATGCTTTAGCCGTACTTAACCTGAATTATTCTACAGAACTTTCTTCTGAGGCATTTCAATATACAGGAGACGAGCTTAGTAGAGATGAAGAAACAGTTATTACAGATAAGTATGCTAAAATGGACTTTGAAGTATTCTTGCCTAGCTTAGGTACTATTGCAGGAGCTACACCAACAGTTGATGAAGTCCCTTTAGTTGATTGGATGGGGGCTTCAGGTATGGCATTAGTCCTATCTACAGGAGCAGCTAAATTTACTAATTCAGTAGCTTCTAACGAGTTCTTAACTATCGAAGTTAGACGAAGTTCTCCGGGTTTAACTACACAAAAAACATTCCTTACTACTGATAATAGAGGTAATGTTGATTTAGATGTAACTATTGGTACTAGAGCTAAATTAAAGTTTAACTTTCAAGGAAACTTAGTTAGTGTTACTCAGAAACCTAGTTTAACTCCTGATTTTGGTGACCAGAAAGCAGAACATGCTCCATCATTTAAAAGTACAACTATTACTCAAGTAGAGTTAGGTTTATATAATGGAGCAATTCCTCCTACATTCACTGGTACAAGTAATGCTTGTTTTGACAAACTTCAGGCACCTAATGTATCTGGTTTTGAATATTCACGTTATTTAACCGGGTGTATTGATGGTTGGTCTAAAGGGGCTACTCCTACAGATGTAACTATCACTATCTTGGAAGATTCCGCTGACGCAACATATAACCCAGATAACCATTTAGAAGAAAATCATGGTTTAGTTGTTAAGGCTGGTACAGTTACTGGTAAGAAAGTTGAACTTAATTTTTCTAAATTACAACTAGCTAATGTTGCTAATTCTACTGTTGCAGCTTATACTGGTCAGGATTTAACATTCCGTAATGTTGAATACACTGATATTATTTTATCTTAATTTTTATTTTTTAGAGGGCAATCATAAATGAAACAACTCTATGTCAGATTACAAACTCCTGTAATTGAACTTACTGTTAAAGCTAAAGACTCTAGTGGAGCCAATGACAAAATTGTTGTCGGTTTCAAAAGATACAACTTAGAAGAGGCAGAAAAACAATTAAAGGAATTTCAGGAAGTTATTGAACAGCAACTAGAGGACATGCAAGAAGGAACTGCTATATCGGAAGAAGTTAATTCTTTTATAAAAGATAAAGTAGTCTACATTAAACAAGCTAAACTAGAAATCTATGATACGGAAGCTGATAAAACAGTTGAATTAGTTATCCCGGATACTAGAAAGGCTAAACCGAACGAAGACTTCTGGGAAAGTCCTGATGAATGTTTAGACGCCCTCCTAGACTTATATTTATCTGCGGCTCCTTGGAGGTCTTCTCTAATCACTGCTCTACAAAAGGCCTTATTAAACATGGATTATGAGGCAGAGCAACTAAAAAACTCCTAGAGGCTGGGGAAGCATTAGGTAAAGCTACTTTATGGGAAACTAAAAAAGCCAAACTTCAAGAAGCTAAAAGAGAGGAAGATACTTTCGCAGAGGCATTTCCAGAATTAGGTCTTGAAGAAGAAGAGGAGGACGAAGAGGAAGAAGCAGTTTATTTTTATCTTGATGAGGATAATAAACTGCTTTTTACTATCTATAAAACACTTTCTCTATTCCTTAAAGAAGATTACCAAATCGACTCAGCCGTTATGGTGGAATTAGTTAAAGAACATAACCTACCCCCACAAAAAACATACACACAATTAGCTTATATAAATAGTGGGTATGCCAACGTATTATTAGCAGCAAGGCAAGTGACTAATGGCTCAGACAAGCAAAACCCTTGAATTACGAATAAAGTCTACTTCTGATGGAGACCAAGTTCTTGACCAAGTAAATAAAAAGGTTAAGGGTATCGGCGTATCTATAGAAGGACTTACTTCTATCTATAAGAAGAATGAAGAAGGGGTTATGGCATGGAGTCATAGCTTACAACTTGCTGCTAAAGATATAGAAAAACTAAGGAAAGCTCAAAATGCTTTATCTACAGGTTCATTTCAAGGTGTTGACCAAGTATCTGTAACTCAAAAACCGGTAAAAGAACACGACCAAAATAGAAAAGCAATAATTAAGGAAGAAAAAGCCTTAAGTGAAGCTCTTTTATCGGAAGTAAAACGTAGAGTTAAAGAAGAAGAATCTGCTGAGAAAGAAAAAACATCTACTTTATCCTCCCTTCGTAAACAACAAAAAGACCAATACTCGTCACTACTTAAAGAAGAAATAGCTTTAAGAAAGGCTTTATTAGAAGAAGTAAAGAGAAGTATTAAGGAAGAAGAACAAGCTGAAAAAGATGCGGGTAAACGACTACTTGAAAGAAGGAAACAACAAGCAGAGCAATTAAAACAACTTACGGCCTCTCGTGATGCTAGAAAAGGTAACTACTTAAACCAAAACAAAGAGCTTCTTGCAGCTAGTAACAGAGCTATTGAGTTAGAGAAACTTAAAGTATCTAAAGGGGCGGATGATATAGCTGTTATTAGGGAAAGGTTAGCACAAAAACAAAGGAAAATAGCAGAACAAGTACAAAAAGATTTAGTTTCTTTGGCTGAGAAAGGGGCTAATGGGGAAGTAAAGAATGTAGTTGCTGCAAGGACTAAGATATTAGCTGCTTATAGAAAAAGTATGCTAGATATTCATAAGGAACTTGCAAAAGCCAATAAAAACAAAGCTATAGATGATTCAGTTGCTAGACAAAATAAAGCTATTCAAGAAGCTAAAAGGAAAATGCTTAATCAGCAAAAACTTCTTAATAGCGGTTACGATAAAACCATACAAAAATATAGACAGATAAATAGTGGGGTTAGAAGTGTTATTAGGTCTCATCGTCACTGGTCTGTACAGATAGCAGAAGGAATCGGTCTTTATCGAGCAGTAAGTTTTGCTATTCATAGTATATCTCAAGCTATCTTAGCTATTCCAAAAATAGGTATAGAACTACAAACTACCAAAGCTGTATTTGAATCGGTACTAGGTGGTGGTGGAGGGGCTGCGGCTGCCTTTAAATTATTAGATAAAGAAGCTCAACGAACAGGTATAAGTATAGGAATTTTAAGGGAAAACTTTAGAAACTTAGTTGCCTCAATGACTCTGGCAGGTGAATCTACTGATACGGCTGTTAAAGTTTTCACTAATCTTAATACTGTATCTACTGCACTACATTTAACTACTGATAAAACAAGACTTGTATTCCTAGCTTTCTCACAAATCTTTAATAAATCTAAAGTACAGGCGGAAGAACTTGTTAAACAGTTAGGTAACTTACTACCCGGTGCATTTGCTAGTTTCCAAAAAGCTAATGAAGATATGTTCTCAAGTACTCAAGATTTAGTTAAAAAGATGAGTGAGGGAACTGTATTTGCACATAGAACTATTGTTAAGTTCACAGATTACCTAGCTCGTAGATTTAAGGCAGGTTTTGGTATAGCAGTAGACGGTTTACAAGCTAATTTAGGTCGTTTATCAACAAGTGCCACTCATTTAGGGGAAGCAATTTTTAAAGATGTTAATAACCCACTAACTGATTTAATAAAACTATTAACAAAGACTACTGATGTTTTAACTATGATGGTAGAGTCAGTAGGTAATATAACTCTTATCTTTAAAACAGGCCTTACCATTGCTTTATCGTTAGTTGCTGGAAAATTGTTTTCTTTAGCTAAAGGACTATTAACCTATAATAAAACAGTTATAACAGCTACCGGGATTACTCATGTTTATGAAGTAGGGTTGTCTGCATTAGTTATCAGGTTAAGGGCTGCGGCTGCTGCTATGCTTGCTTTTGCTAAAACTCCTCAAGGCATTATTGCTGGATTAGCTATTGCTGCTTTAGGTTTATCGGAATATGAGAAACAATCTACAGCTACAGAAGATGCCATAAGAGAAGCAACTAGAGCTAGATTAGATTTAGATAGAGAAGCTAAACTTTCTTCTGCTGAAACTTTAGATGTTGTTATTGCTAACTCTGAACAAGTGATTAGGTATAAGAAGTTACTTAAGGAGGAGATGAAGAAGAAGCAAGACTTAGTTGATTTAAAAAACAACCCATTATATAACTTTTTTAACCCTGTTGGTGCAGCTAAATTAGAAAAAGATATAAAACAAGCTGATAATTTAATTAAACAACAACAAAAAAACTTAAATGAAGAAATAAAGAGGGAAACAGAAGCATTTAATTTACAACAACAAGAACAAAAGAAAGCTGCTTCCGCGGCAGAATTAGCGCGAATTAAAAAACAAAATGAAGATTTTATCTCAACATTAAAAATCAGATATGATGGAATAAAAGAACTAGAAAACGCTAATATAGGTTTTGAAAGAACCAAATTAACACTAGAGGAAAACTTGCTTAAAGACTCTTTGGATAGGAAAGAAATATCTATTACTGAGTATTATACTAGGAAAAAAGAACTGGCTTTAAAGGACTTAGAACTACAAAAACAACTTTTCGTACTTGAAAATGGACCTATATCAAAAGGAAGTAATTTCAATATAGAAGCTTATGGTGCAGGGTTAAAGAAATTCGATATTTTAGAAAAGATACTTACAAATAGGATAGACTCAGAGAAAAGACTAGCCACAACTAAAAAGGCTTCTGCTACATCTTCTACAAAAGAAGTAGATACTTTAAAAATGCAGATGCAATTAGAGGCAGAAGTTCTTGCTCTAAAGTCCAGGTCTTTTGAAGCTACTAAACGTGAAATAGAAATTAAACGGGCGGAAACTCTAAAACAAGTAAAAGGAATTAAAACTAAGGGGGCTGACAAAGTAAGAGAACTTGCAAATCAAAGAGCTTCTTTAGCTGCTTCCCAAAACTTATATAATGATAGGTTAAAAGAAAGAGAACAAATACTTAGTTCATTAAGTTCTTATGAAGAAGTAGTTAAAGCTAAAGAACAAGCTGGATTAGTAAATAGGTTGCAAGCCTTTGATTTAATCCAAAAAAGAAGAGAGCAAGCATTAGTTAGTCTTAAAGAATATATAACTATTCAGGAAGATTTAATAGATGCGCAAAAAAGAGTAGCTGGAGAAGATGCTGCACCTGAACTAACTAAAAACGTGCAAGAAGCTAGAAGACAATACGAACTTCTAAGATTAACAATGATTAAAGGTGCTAAAGATGCTAATAAAGAGATAAATGTACTTGGTGTTAATATTAGAAATGACCTAGAATCTAGTTTAGGTAATGCGTTCGCCGGGTTTATTAGAGGAACGAAGTCTGCAACCCAAGCTATGGCTGATTTTGCAAATAGTGTTTTAGATAGTATTGCTATAATTGCATCTAATAAATTAGCTGAACAAATTATAGGTTTAGGTGCTAGTTTACTTGGCTCAACTAACGGAGGTGGAATAGTAGAAGGAGGAGGTAATTTATCAGGACAAATAGGTAGTTATTTATCAGTAAACGCAAAAGGGAATGTATACGACCAGTCCGGTAAAGTGACAGCCTTCGCTAAAGGTGGTATAGTAAATAAACCTACTGTATTTAAGTTTGCTAAAGGTACAGGCTTAATGGGTGAGGCTGGTGCAGAGGCTATTTTACCTTTAAAACGTACTTCTTCTGGGGACTTAGGTGTACAAGCTACTGTAAATGGAGGTCAGTCAGGAGTAGTCATCCAACAACTTATAGTTAATGTCGAACAGAAAGAAGATGAAACTTCACAAGAACAATCTGAACAAATAGGTAAAGCTATTAGAAAACAATTAGAAAGTATGATTGATACAAAATTATCTTTATCCAAAAGACCCGGTGGAATAATGAACCCTACACAAATGCAGGCTAGTTTCTAATGAGTTTATTACTACCTTTAACTACTAAAATCACAAATAAGAGTAAGAAAAGTACCAAAAATAGAGTTTTATCTGCTTCTTTTGGTAACGGATACTCTCAAATAGCTGACGATGGGTTAAATTCTACTATAGATTCTTGGATTATAGTGTATTCTCCTTTAAAAGACCCTGACCTAACTACCCTCAAAAACTTCTATTCAACTGTAGGTGTTACACAATATTTTAGATGGACTCCTATAGGTGAAACAGTAGAAAAGAAATGGAGAATAGTTCCTGATTCATGGAAAGAGTCTATGATAGATACCACCCAACTCCTAATTTCATTTAAAATAGTCCAAGTTTTTGACCTAGGTATATAAATAATGACTATAGAAATAGAAGGAAACAAACTAAACCCGGATACTTTTATAGAGTTGTTTGACCTAGATGCGTCTATGTTGGTAGATAGTAGTGGTAATGCTGGTACAGTAAACTATGTTACAAATACTCCAACAGGTGGTGGAACAAGTCCTATTGCTTGGAGAGGGAATAACTACTATCCTGTACCTATAAAATTAGAAAATGTTGACGACAGAGGTGATGGCTCTGCTCCGAATAGACCTACTTTAAGTGTAAGTAATGTTAACAAGTTTTTGCTTGCGGCTGTCCTTACTTTAGGAGACCTTGTAGGTATGAGAGTTACTCGTTGGAGAACTTTTTATAAATATACTGATGGTCAGCCAACAGCTAATTCCTTAATGCACTATCCCGCACAACAATGGGTAGTAACAAAGAAGATTGCCCATTCCAGAGATGGTATAGGGTTTGAGTTAAGTAGCCCATTAGATAGGCCGGGCTTAAGATTACCTAGAAAACAAATACTTAGGGATAAAGGGTTTCCGGGGGTTAGCAGGGTTAGATTAAGATGATAACTTTAGAAAAACATATTTTAGAATGTTACCCACAAGAAGGCTGCGGCTTACTTATCGGAGAAGATTTTATCCCATTAGAAAATGAACATCCTGAACCCGCTAATAACTTTTCTTTATCGGAAAAAGATAGTTTTAAAGTTATGCAAGCAGGTAAAGATGCTATTCTTATGCACAGTCACACCATGGATAAGTTTACTGACGACCCTCGTATTCCTAGTTATGAAGACATGGTTGGGCAGAAAAATACAGGTATTGAATGGGGAATTGTTCATTGTGATGGGGAAAATGTTTCAGAAGCCCTTTGTTTTGGAAAGCCAAAGAAAGATGATTTAGAAGGAAGAAGTTATATTACTAATGTATATGATTGTTTTACTTTAGCTAGAGATTACTATTGGCAAGAATATAAGATAGATTTTGGTATTCACCCTAGACCTGCTAATTGGGAAGAATGGAATCAACACTACATAGAACAAAACTATAAAGATGTAGGTTTTTATCAGTTAGAAAAAGGTGAACCTTATAAAAAAGGAGACATCGCTCTCTTTTCAATTGCTGCTAATTATATAAACCACATAGGTGTTATATTAGACGGTGACATATTTATCCACCATCTGTATAATAAGAAATCATGTAAAGATTCATTAAGTCGTTGGCATAGACAATTAACTAAAGTATTAAGGTATAGATAGTAATGGAAAGTGAAAGAAAACTACATAGAGTTAAACTTTACGGAGAATTAGCTACTACTTATGGCGATAGTTATATTGAAGTTTATGCTAGTTCGGTTAAAGAGATTTTCCAGAATTTATGTTCTCGTTTTGGGGATAAATTTAAGCAAACTATTCTTGAAGGTAGTTGGCATTTAACTAATAAAGTAGAAGATAATGATTTGCCAAAAAGTAAAGATTCTTTTTTAGTAGAGGATGAAGTGGATTTACCTTATCAACCAGAAGAATTGCATGTATTTCCTGCTGTTTCAGGTTCTAAAGGTGGGGTAGGTAGGATTATTTTAGGGGTTGTTCTTATTGTTATAGCAATCGTTATAACTGTGGTTACTGAGGGAGCAGCAGCAGGGTCAATAGGGGCAGCTATAGGGGAGATGGCTCCGGCAATTGCTGTAGCTGGTGTTGTATCTATTGCCGGGGGTATTATGCAACTACTAACCAAACCTCCTTCAATGGGCGACTATGGTGGTGCGGCAGATAAAAAGCAAAGTTTTATTTTTAATGGGGCTATAAATAATACAGAACAAGGTGTCCCGGTACCTTTAGTTTATGGAGAGCATTTAACTGGGACTACTATTGTATCTGCAGGACTTGACGTAGAGCAACTTATCTAATGAAATATTACTTCGAAGATTATAAGCAAACGGAAGAACTCCATGAAGAAGACTTATCTACTGTAAGTGGTTCAGGCGGAGGGTGCTTTCCAGAAGGCACTTTAGTTCGTACTCCTACAGGTTATAAACGAATAGAGAATATTCTTATAGGTGAGCCTGTAATAGCTTATGATAGATTCGGTGAGTTAGAAGAAGGTAGGGTAGTACAAAAACCTATACATAAAGCTGAAACTTATTCTGATGAAATTTATTATATCTATTCTGGAGAGAGCAGTCTTTTTCCACAAGGTATTACAGGAAACCATGCAGTTTATGACCCTTCTACTAATGAACATAAAGAAATAAAAGACTTTACAGTAGGTGATAAGTTAGTAAACCTAGAAGGAAAAGAAGTAGAGATTACTTTTATAAAACATGGAAGAGAAGAAGTTACTGTATATAACTTAATAGTAGAACCTCAACATACTTATATTGCTGCTGGTATTCGTGTTCATAATGGCGGTGGTGGTAAAGGAGGAAGCGCTAGACAAGCAGTAGAAGCCCCTAATACCCTACAAAGTGAGGCAATAGGAAAAGTTCTTGAAATTTATTCTCATGGTGAAGTAGTAGGTATTGTAGGTGGGTTGCAAGGTGTTACTTTTAATAATACCCCTGTTCAAAACTCTGACGGAACAAATAACTTTCCGGGTGTTACATTCCAAGAAAGAAAAGGATTGCCTACACAAACAGTAGTTCCGGGATTTGAAAACACAGAAGCAGAGATACCTTTAGCAGGTACAATTGTTACAGCCGCTAACCCAGTAGTAGAGCAGCTTCCTGATAGCAACATTGATGCAGCCAGAATTACTATCAGACTTATAGATGGTCTATGGTACCAAAATAAAAGTAATGGGGATTTACAAGGAAAATCAGTAACTTACTCTGTATCTACTCGTTCTGTAGTTCCCTCAGGTACTTGGTCAACTGTAATAACTAAAACTATAAGTGATAAAACTACTTCTCCATGGGAAATAGCCCATACTGTAGAAAAACCTGCTGGAGCTACTCAATGGGCTATTAAAGTAACTAGGATTACTCCTGATGATGCTGGGGCTAATGAAAAATCCCTTTTCTCTTTTGCTCGTCTTACGGAAATCATTTACGGAACAGAGACTTACCCTAATATCGCTTTAGTTGGTGTTACTTTACCTGCTTCTGCTACAGGAAATAGAATCCCACAAAGAGCTTACCAAGTAAAAGGGATTAAGGTAAAAGTTCCAGTAAACTATGACCCATTACTAAGAACGTACTCTGGTGGTTATTGGAACGGCGCTTTTAAAACAGCTTGGACAGACAACCCTGCATGGATTTTATACGACCTTATAACTAATCCTGAGTATGGCGTACAAAACTTTCTAGGGTATACAATAAGTGTAGATATTTATGCTTTCTTTGAT